TTTATCAGTGATTTCCAAGCAGCACAGGAACAAGCACGAATTGATGAATTGATTCAGCAAAACATTCCACCAGAGTATGCGAAAGAAATGATTGAGAATCAGAAGTTTCGTCAGCAATTCGAACAACAACAACAACAACGTGAACAAGAACAAAGAGAGCAACAAGAGTATGTGGGCTTAATTGATGCGTTCAGAGAGATTAATGATCGTGATTTTAACCCAAATACAGACAAGTTCCCAGAGGAAGTATTTCAAATTGCTCAAGAAAACGGAGTGCCTTTGAAATTCGCTTATGAGAGCTTCATGGCTAAACAATTTAAGCAGCAACAAGCAATTTATAAACAAAACGAACAAAACTTCAAGCGAAATGTTGGAACTTCTACGACACAACATGGAAGTGTACAAACTGAATCCTCTGATCCTTTCCTTGATGGTTTTGATTCCTACAAATACTAAGGAGTGATTAACCAATGGCAGTAAATTTAGCAAGTTCATACGCAAAAAAGGTAGACGAAAGATTTTATTTAACATCACTAACTGAGCAAAGTGTCCACCAGGACTTCTCATGGGAAGGTGTAAATGCTATTAATGTATACTCTATTGCTACAGCAGCAATGGCGAACTACACTCGTTCTGGTTCAGCTCGTTACGGTAAATAGCTTTGCCGTAGTAAAATCGGGTAATATCGGTGAAGGCTGAAATGCTAATACCGAGATAAAGCACACTTTAAAAGGTGTGGCTCATCGTAACGCATAGGTACTGAACCTCTTAGGAGAATATAATGTACCCACGAGTGCCCGACAACTCAATGAGTTGAAAATGTATGCTGAACTATACCGAATAACAAGGTATAGAACTAGAGGATAAAAAGCCTTTAGGATAACATAATTGACAGCAGCAGAGTTAGACGACACAGTAGCGAACTACTTACTAACTCGTGACCGTTCATTCACATTCACAATTGATCGTGGAAATCACATTGATTCACAAATGGTTCGTGAGTCTGGTAAAGCGTTAGCACGCCAATTAAACGAAGTAGTTACACCAGAGATTGATATCTACCGTTTAACGAAGTATGCAGCAGCAGCAACTGCAAACAGTGGAGATTCAGCAGTAACAGTTATTACTGCATCTAATGCTTACGCTTCATTATTAGATGGTGGAGTATACCTAGACAACAACAAAGTACCTCGTACAGGTCGTGTTGCTTATGTTCGCCCATCATTCTACAAATTTATTAAACTAGATCCTTCATTCATGAAGTCATCTGAAATTGCACAACAAAAATTAATCAACGGTCAAGTTGGTGAAGTTGATGGAGTAGCGATTGTAATGGTTCCAGATTCTTACTTACCTGCTAATCGTGAATTTATCTTAGTTCACAAATCAGCAATGGTAGCACCTAAGAAATTACAAGACTACAAAACACATGACAACCCACCAGGAATCAACGGATGGCTGGTAGCCTAACTTCTGCCAGAGTATACAGAAATGTATATTACGAATTGGGTAAAATCGGTGAACCTGTAAAGTAGTCAACAAACACATCATATGGTATAATAAGAATATACTGTGAGGTGTTTGGAATGAATAAAAAATGGGATATTGAAAAAGCAAAAGAATTATTCAACTCTTATAATTGCAATCTCTTAGAAACTGAATACAAAAATAACCGAACTCCAATGCGTTATATCGCTACATGTGGACATGAACATCAAATATCTATTGATAATATCAATAAAGGTAAAGGTGTTAAATGCAAAAGATGTAGATATGATGCGATCAATTTGAAAAAGACTAATACCGACAAGGAGGTTAGAGATTTCTTTGAATCGGAAGGTTGTAAAGTGTTAAGTGATGTAATAAAAGGTTCAGGTGTCAAAGTGAAGTACATTGCTTTGTGTGGTCACGAGAACCAAAATACTTACACTAAATTCAAAGGTGGTTCAGGTAGACTTTGTAATAAATGTAGTAAAAGTATTCGTTATGAATATGACTACGTTAGAGAAGTATTCGAGAATGAAGATTGTGAATTATTAGAGGAAGAATATATCAATTGCAAAACACCAATGAAATACAAAGCGTTATGTGGTCACGAAGCGTACACTACTTTAGATTTGATGTTAAACGCACCTTCTTTCACTAAGAAATGCAGAGATTGCCACAAACACTCTTATGCTGAAATACCTGAAGATAGAAATCTAGGTTTAATGAAGCAATGGAGAAAAGGAGTATTCCAAAGAGATAATTGGGAATGCCAATGTTGTGGTAAACATGGTGGTAAACTTTGTGCGCATCATTTAAATAGTTATGATTTCCACACAGAAGAACGCTTTGATATAGAAAATGGTGCAACTCTTTGTGAACCTTGCCATATAACATTCCATAAAACGTATGGATTTGGCAATAACACAAGATCCCAATTTTATGAATGGCTACAGGGAATACCGAGGTAAAGCATGATTTAAAAGTCATGGCTCACCGTAACGCATAGGAATTGAACCTGTGCTTTTTTTATGCACAGAATATAACATTCCCACGAGTGCCCAACACCTGACCATTAAGTTGAAGGTGAAAATGTATGCTGAACTTGCACCAAAGTGTAAGAAGTAGAGGATAAAAAGCCACTACGATAACAAAATTGAGAAGGTCGTATTTATTACGATGCATTCGTATTAGACTCACGCAAAAAAGCAGTATACGCACATAAAAACGCTTAATATATAGGAATAGGAGGATTTCAGTATGTTAATCTACAAAAAATATGTTCATGAAAATGGTGAACTATTAGTACAAGATGAAGTACAAGAAGCAGCTTTAATCAGCGAAGGCTTTAAATTCAAAGAGTTAGTTGATAAAGATGGCAATAAAGTTGATGAAAACGGTAAAAAGATTAAGTAATTAGTCAAGAAGGGGGAGTGGTAGCAATACTATTCCCCCTTTTTTCTTTGTAAAGGAGGTAAACGATGAATCTACAAGAAATCATTGATGAAATCAACAAAGATGTTGATGATGAATTAGAGAATGAAGATATCGTCGGTTGGGTCAATCGTTGTTTAGATGATTTAACTCCAATCGCACGCTATCAAAAGCTAACGACCATCACAACAACAAATGGTGTAAATACCTATTCATTACCTTCAGATTTAACGAAAGTTGTTCAGGTAGTTGATAATACTACACCACTAAATCTATTGAATGTGAGCGAATTTAGCAAGGATGGATACAAGGTATTTGCGAATCAATTAATCTTGCAACCTATTCCAGAGGATGAACGAGAAATCACCCTTTATTATGAGGGGAATTTACCTTATTTATCGGAAACAAATGATAGTCCTGCGATTCATCCATCCTTTCATGATCTATTCGTTTTATATACAGTCGCACGATTCATGTATAAAGATGATGAAACCTACAGAAAATCAGATGCTTTTGCAGAGTATGCACAACGTAAGAGAGAATTTGCACGATTTATGAACCGACCATCTATTGAATCAATCCGAAATGTATATGGAGGATGGTGTTAAGATGGCTGATAAATTATATGGACAATTAAAAGACTTTTCAGTGGGATTGAACGCAAAAGATAGCCCTGCATTAGCATTAGAACAAGAATTAGTGGATGTGGAAAATGCGGTATTAGGTAGAGGGTTCGTACAAAAAAGAAGTGGGTATGAAAACTTTTCAGTCGCACCAACACAAAACACTTTATATACATGGGATCAGTTTGGAAGTAAGAAATGGGGTGAAGTTTGATGGCGAATACAACTAACTACGGTTTATACAAACCAAATAGATTAGATACTGACAAACAAGTTGATATTACACTGTCAGATAACTTTACAATTATTGATAGTGAGATTAAGAATCGAAAAGATGAAATAGATAATCATCAAAATTCAACAAGCGCACATGATTCTGCAAACATCATTCATGATTCATCTAGTGTGAAACAAGCGATTATTGATGCGAACAATCGAATTAATGGGGTTGATACAACATTAAGCGAGCGTATTGACAATATCATTGCTTCATCTGGCACAAGTGATACAGAAGTAGTTGATGCAAGAGGTGGGTTCCCTGTCCTGAGAGAGTATTTAGATAACTCTTTACCTGTTAATGTAAAATCATTTGGAGCTAAAGGGGATGGAGTGACGGATGATACTGTTGCTGTCCAGACTGCTTTTAATTACGCAAGGGATAATGGAAGTGTGAAACTGTATTTCCCAGAAGGAACTTATATTACTACAGCTTCAATCCGTGTATATAAGAATACTTTTGTTGAAATGCACTTAAACACAATCATTAAGAGAATGGGTGGAACTTCACATACTAATATGTTCGTGAATGGCGAAGTAGGAAATACATCATATGCGTTAGGGTATAAAGGTGATGGAAATATCCATTATAAAGGTGGAACAATAGATTTAAACACAATCGAAAGTCCATTGAACACAGTAAATAGTAATCTATCAGCATTTGATTTAGGTCACGCTGAGAACCTTACATTTAAAGGTATGACGATAAAAAATGGTCAAAATGGTCACTACTTCCAAATATCTTCATGTAGACAAGTGTTGATTGAAGATTGTTGGTTAGGTTCGGTTAATTATACGAATAATACTGGATCATACGATTTTGAATGTATACAAATTGAAGAAGCAACAAGTGTTTCATTTCCTCCATTTGGCGGATATGATGGAACAATTAGTCGTGACATAACAATCCAAAATTGTGTGTTTGATGGTGTAGTGCGTGTAACAGGAACACATAGTTATGCGAGAGATGTTGATGGGGTTACACCATTACGATATTGCGAAAACATCCAAATCATTAACAATGTATTCAGAAATATACTTGATGATGGTATTCACTTAGAAGCATTTAAAAACGCAAAAATCCTAAACAACGTATTTGATACCATTGGGAAATATGCTATTCATACTTACCGTTCATCTAATTTAAAGATTGAAAATAATGTTGGTTACAACATCCAACAATCAGCTCTTTATATGGAGTATACCGATAACAGTAAAACCAACAAAAATTACTGGAAAGATTCCTGTATTGCAACTGGATTTAGTGGGATTAGACTTAGTTTCAGTAATAATAACATTCTATCTGACGATACAATAGCAGTTACTTCCACACCGTATCATCAGTATGCTATGTATTTTAGTGATAGTTCAGGAAATGTTATTCGTGGTTTTAACTACACTAAAGGATACGGAACAAAGGATAAAGGTGGAATTGCAGGAGTTGGAACACAATTAGCTTCTCAGTTTTTCGGAGCAAAGAGCCAAGTGTTATACGATGGGGATTTATCAGTTATCGGAAATACTTACACATTCAATGATGACTTACGAGCATTTAGTCAGATTATCATTATTGGTAATAATAACGGATCAACTACCACTTCAATGGTAACAATGTCCATTCCTAGCTTATTGTTATCATTTGGAACAGGGACAAATATTTATCGTTTCATGCCGTCGCCATCTACCACAAGCTCGTACATTCAATTTCACTTTGATACAGATGTGAATAATTATCACTTTATTACATTGGATGATGTGGCTGGAACGGTCCATATTCGGAAAATTATCGGTATTCGATGAGGTGAGTATATGACAACCTGGAACAATGCTCTAAATCAACGCAATCCAGTTTACAAACTGTACGACTTTAACAAAAGTGACGGAACAAAAGAATTATTAACTGTTAGTAACCTTCAATTACACAAAGATGTGAGTGGGAACTTAACACCTATCACTGGAACGCTCACAAGCAACGCTACAAAGTTTATTACCTATAAGAATAGAAGTATTAATGATGTGGTGTTAATTGCCGATGGTGGCAAATTAAAGGCTTATAACGGGTCTACAGTTAGTGTGGTTACACCTCATCCACCAACAACCGATGAAGAAACGAATCCAGGGTTAAATGACTTAGATAACTTAACGAACTTTCGTGCTATGGCGATTAAAAAGGACCGTGTATTTGTAGCAGCACATCCAACAGTAAAGAATCGAGTGCATTTTTCGTACTTTGATCCATATTTAGGGTATGCAGTCTATGATTATTTTCCTGCTATTTATTTCTTTGATGTCGCAACAGAAGATAATGATGAAATCACAGAATTAAGGGTGTTCCGTAACACGCTTATTATTTTTTGTAAAAAAAGCGTATGGGCATTAAAAGGTGATGGAGCTTCATTAGGGGATTTAGAGTTAATCAAACTAAATGTACCAAAGGGATGTATTGCACAAAACTCGGTCCAGGAAGTAGGGAATAACTTATTCTTCTTAGCTGATGACCATGTATATAGTTTATTTGCGACTGAACAGGAATATATATCTGCTCAAATTATGAGTGATAAGATATTACCAGTGTTGAAGTCTGTCGGATTAGTAGACAAGTCACAAGCTAGTTCAATTTTCTACGACAACAAGTATTACCTGAGTTTCCCTAGTGGCTTGACCTTAGTGTATGATGTGACATTAGAATCATGGACTAGATTCACAAATATAAAAGCAAACTCCTTTATTGTTAGAGATAACTTACTGTACTTCTCGAGTAATGATGGGGTTATTTATCGTTTCAATGAAAATAAATTTTCAGACAATGGTGATCCAATATCCTTCAAAATGAAAACGAAGATAT